TAAACCTGATAGCACACCAGCTACAGGAACAACAAACACTACAATTACAGGTGCAGTTAGTAGCGTTAACGGTTCAATAGGCGTTGGTGCTAGTCCAACCACAGGTAACGTAAGCGTATATTTAAACACAACAGGTGTTACCGCAGCTACATACGGTGATGCTACTCACGTACCGCAGATAGCAGTAAATGCTCAAGGTCAGATTACATCTGCAAGCAATGTAACGGTTTCAAATACAGTTCCTACTAGTGGTACAGTCGGACAAAGACTTATTACTAACAACTCAAGTGCAGTTGTATGGAGTAATGACCCAATCATTTACGCTAAAGATTATGGTTATGGTGCNACAGGTAATACCGTAACACAGAACACAACAGCTTTACAAAATGCCGTTAACGCAGCTAAGACTGCAAACGGTTGTCTTTTACTACCAGCAGGATCAGTCCACATAAACTCAGCAATAACGATTGGATCGTCTGGCAGTCCTTTTGCAGGCCGTATTAAGATTATGGGTTGCGGTAAAAACGTAACCGAAGTCATACAAGATTCAGCTACAGATGGATTTGATGTATATTTAGCTAATCCTTATAGCAATGATGTAGGATTAGAAATATCTGACCTATCAGTAATCGGTAATAACGCAGCAGCAGCTACAGCTATTTACATCAATATGACACGTTATGGTTCTATTGAAGATCGAGATCTTATTTCGATTAACAATGTAACTATGACAGGCGTTGTTACATCTACGACCTATGGCTGGACTAACGGCCTATGGGTAATCGCAGCTTGGCACTTAAATGTTACAAACTGTTATGCTGGTGGTTGCATTGGCACATTACCAACATCATCAGGACTTGGCTCAGGTGCAGGATTCTTAATCCAAGATTGTATTAATGTTAAGCTACTAAACATCACCGCAGAATATTGGAATCGTGGTGTAAGCATACCAAACTTATACACGACTATTTGGGCATCAGGCGGTACATATACAGCAGGACAATACATATACGATCCGACTGCTGCTGGTGCTAGTGCTGATCCGTATTACTTATGTATTTCAAATGTGACAGGTAGTTCAACTCCACCACATTCAGATGGTACACATTATACACCGACAGTTGGTCCGTCACAAGGCGTGCAGATAAATAACTACATGGCCTTAGATACAATCAACGCTTTGTTTGCTGATACTACTTTAGTTTATTTAACTAATTTCCTATTCGATAACGGTAACAATTATTACACNAGCTGGCAGAGTATTGCGTTATACAATCTATACGGTTCTAGTTACATTACAGGCGGTCAAATATTACAAGCAGGTGGTAACTACCAAATCTATTTAAATAACTGTGCTAATGTAATGATTGGCAATGTAGGATTTAATGAGCAGAATCCTGTAAGCGTTGCGTCTATTTACTGCACAAACGGCACAAACAATACGCTTGTTACTGGTTGTGTATTTGGATCAGCAGTTGGTGTTAAATGTGATAGCGGTACAAATAACAACAAAGCTACGGCTAACATTGTACCTAATGGTAATCTTGATGTTAATTCAGCAGATACTAGCACTAATCAATTAGGTGATGTTACAGGCATAACCACAGTACCAACACTAACANGTGCTGCTACTTATTCATGGAGCATTAACATTGGTGGTAGTGGTCAGGCTAACGCTTGCTTAGGCAGATTACCTAGATCAGTCCTTGTACAGCACGTTAAGACCGATAGCACCGTAACCAATAAGCCTATGCTTGCTTGTTGGGATTATCAAAACTCAGGCAATTCATCCACAACCATATATCTAATTGCGTATATGTCTGATGGCACAAACCTACCAAGCACACAGCAACGCTTTGTCGTAACAATACTTCCATGAGTCCCTACGAAACAATAGCTCAAAAGTATTTCGATAATCCACAAGAAGCACCTTTTGGCGATTATGTTGAATGGTTCTTAAGAAACGGGTATTTATATAGCACCCCAGAATACTTTGTTATGGGTAAGAATTGCCGTAGAAATGCACCAAAAGAACATATTTGCGACTGTACTCATGTCTTTGATGAAAACAATAGCGACTGTTGGTATATCTTTGCTATGGCTGGAGATATGGCTAAATGTTTTACTGCCATGCCTTACCCCCTACCTTGGCTGGCATTTGAACGACTTATTGACAATAAACGTGAGCTTAGATTTTATCAAACCTCAGATATTAAACGATTAACCGATTTTAACTAATTATTTTATGGGCGGAGGTAATCCACAACAAGCAATACAAGCAGCACCCACACCAGTGACGGCTCCGCCTGTAACCACATCTTCAGCAGAAGTAATCCAGGCTCAACAAGACCTAGCTCAGCAACCTTATGAAGAAGTCTATTAAGAAGACTGTATTTGCAGGTGACACTGGCGGTTACAAAGGTATGCCTTCTTCTGGAACCCCAGCCCCAACCCCAACAGCTCCTAAGCTGGGTTAATATATGGCCGATCTACTAGCTAACGAACAGCTAAACAAATACGAATCAGCAAGATCCAAAAGGTCGGCTATATTCGATTCTGATTGGCAAACAATCTCTCAATACTTTTTACCACAAGAGTCGGACATCAATGTTACCAAAACAGAAGGTATCACAGGCTGGACCGACCGCATTTTTGACACTACAGCCATACAGGCAGCACAAACAATGGCTGCTGGTCAGCGTAATTGGCTAACACCTAGTAGCGAACCTTGGGCTCAATTTGAACCACCAGAGTCCATGCGTACGGGTGGAGATGACGCTGCTATATGGCTAGGCAAGGCTTCAGACATTACCATGCAGGAGTTAGCACGTTCTAACTTCTATTCGGTAATGAACATAGCCTACCTACACGTAGGTATATTTGGTACTGACTGTATATTCTGCGAAGAGGGTAAAGCAGCAGCCCTAAACTTCCGTAACACCAAAGTAGGTACATACACCATTGAAGAGAACGACGAGGGTGTAGTTGATACAGTAAGGCGTGAATTTAAATTAACAGGTAGACAAGCTATACAAATGTTTGGTGAGGATGCCTTGCCCGACAAGATGCGTACAGCTATCAAAGGTAAAGGACAGGACAGAAGCTTTGACTTTGTTCATGCAGTATTCCCTCGTGAAGATAGCCAGCGTTTACCTAACCGCGAAGATGGTGCTAATAAGCCTATAGCTTCCGTATACATATCAAAAGACTTTAGAGAATGCGTTAGTGTTTCAGGGTACGACGAAATGCCTTACCTTGTAAGCCGTTTTGCTAAGTGGGGTACAGATAGCCCTTGGGGATATACCCTGCGTATCTAGCCCTTCCTGACGTACGCCAAGTTAACTATATAACAGAATACTTAGACTCATTAGCAGAACTTCACGCCGTACCTCGCGTTATAGTTCCATCCAACCTTGAAGGCGATGTTGACCTAAGAGCTGGTGGTATAACGACTTGGGATAGTAATGACCCTAATGGTAAGCCTATGGAATGGGCATCAGTAGGCGATTATAAACTAGGTATGGAGTTAGTTAACTCTAAGAAGGAGATGATTAATGACGCCTTCTTCGTTAATATGTTCAAGATGCTTGCGTCCGATCCTTTGTTAGACAAGCGTATGACCGCTTATGAAATCTCACAAAGACTCGCTGAAAAGCTTGAACAATTCACACCAGTATTTGATCGAAGGGTCACTGAGTTCCTCAACCCTCTACTTCGTAGAGTTTTTGGCATTCTGTACCGTGCAGGCAAGTTTGGTACTCCTCCCGATTCTCTTCTTGTAGATTCAGGCAACAACAAACGTGGTCTAGCTTTACCTGAGATCACGATTACCAGCCGTATCAGTCTTGCTCTTAAAGCCCTACAGAATCGTGGCATTGAGCAGACTTTTCAATTTTTACAGCAACTAATAGCCGTTAAGCCAGAGGTTGCTGACAACTTTGATATGGATAAGATCGTACGCGACTATTCACGTAACGCAGGTATGTCTGCGGAATTATTGCGCGATATGAGATCCATGATGATTTTACGTCAACAACGCATGAAGTTACAGCAGCAACAACAAGCCTTACAAGCCGCCGAACAGCTTGGCAAAGCAAGCAAGGGATTAGGCGGTGCGCCTGATTTCGTGCAAGATGCAGCTAAGAACGCAATGCAACCACAACCTCAATGACCAAAACATTAGATACTGAATTACCCGATTCCTTAGTAACAGCTCGTGTAGAACATGGTCGTATAGCAAATGCTTTTGTACAAGTGTTTGGTATGCCAGGCTACAGATCAGAAGCTCAGTCTATTGTCCTTGACCACCTAGATAAGTGTGCAGGCGATGATGGTAATTGTTTTCGTTTTGGTGAAGCNAGAGACGGCATAGCTATGATAGCTGCTGGTATACATCGAGACGGAGCACAATCAGTTTTAAAGATTATTAAAAGGCAACTAGAGCTTTCTACAAAAGTTCGGGAGCCAAAGCCACAACCCATAACTAAAAGGTAAATATGTCAGATGCCACAAAAAGTTCTCCATTTGAATTAATGGAGGATGGTAAAATCGTCAGAAACTATAAAGGTAAGCAAACGGTTCTTGGTCATTACGACGAAGAAGCTAAGCATCTTGAGTTTGAGAATAAAGAAACCTCAATCAAGTATCGCTCACAAATATTAACAGTCATTGGTGCAGACGGAGAAGGTACACATACTTCTGGCCGTACTATCCGCACGATGAGCGTTAAAGGAGAAAAGAGAGATGAGCCTAAGGCTAACATCCCACCACGTCCAAAGATGGATCCAAACTTGGGTGATGCTACACCAGCTCTTGTTGAGTGGTTATTTAAGTATTATCCAAAGGATGCCTATATTCGTTATGGCGTTAAGCTAGACAGTAAAGGTGAACCTGTACGTGCTGCNGTTCGTCGTAAATTAGTAGAAATAGTAGATAACCGTAACTCAGACGACGACAANCTNGAGGANATTAAAGTTGGTGCTAAGTCATGGACTAAAGGACCAATTACTCAGGGTGCACGTATTATTAGCCAAGAGGACGGCATTATAGCNTCCCGTGCTACACATATGACATTCTTANCTGAAGAAGCAGTTAACTATCAACCTGGAGTAGAAGGAGACGAAGACTTATGAGCGACGACAAACGCGATTTTATAGATCAAGCAGCAATTAAAGCTATGGTAGCTTTCCGTGAGAAGTATGACTTTTCTCGTGAGCAAGACTACAAGGACTGTAGCTCAATGGCTTTTCAATTAGCATACGCTATGTTTGCAGAACGTGAAGAGCGTTATTCTAAAGAACCTATTACCCAATCCCAAACTGACTAATCATGTTTCCACATTCGCCACTATTTGATTCGATCACGGGAATAGAACCAGCAGGCGGAGGATCAGCTCCAGCGTTAGACCTAGCTCCTACCCCTATTGAGGCAAATACGCCCTCTACACAAGCATCTACGGCATCTGCGGTTAAAGAGCCATATTACAAAACTCTTATTAACGCCGATGGTACATTAAACCATAAAGCGTTAGATAATCTACCTGACCATTTAGCAGCTTTAAAACCTACATTAGCCCGTCAAAAGAGCTTAGATGATGTGTTTACCGTAATGGGTAATCAACAGACTCTAGTAGGTAAAAAGGCTTTAGGACCACTCCCAACAAATGCTACACCAGAAATGGTGGCAGAACGTAAGGGCTTATTAGATTCTATTAACGGCGTACCAAAAGACCCTAAGGACTATGGTATAGTTAAGCCTGAAAATATATCTAACGAGCTTTGGAATGATGGTCTTGCTAAGGGTGCAGCAGAAATAGCTCACAAGTATTCCGCACCTCCAGCTATGCTTAAGGACTTAGTTGCTTTACAGACAGCAGAGTTGCAGAAGCAATTACTAGCTCAGCANGATTATGAACGTGCTTTCTTTGCTAAACAGCAAGANAACCTCGTNCAGACNTTAAANCTTGAGAATATACCTTTAACTAAGGCTCAAGAGTTAGCTGAACGTGGAGCTCAAAAGCTTGGACTTGATTTACAGAATCCCGACGTCCAAACCCTTATGAAGAACAGCAATGTCTTCCTAATGGCTATGAGACACGCTCTATCCACATCTGAGGACAAGTTTGTATCAGGTGAGGCTAAGAACAGCCTAGGTGGCGATCCTGCGGCATTAGCTAAAGACGCTACATCTAACAAAGCTAACCCCTTATATGCACCTTATTGGGATGCTCAACATCCTCAAAACAAGATGGCTAAGGAAACTGTCAACCAATGGCGTAAGCTAGCAGCAGCAAAAGCTAAATGAAAATAAAAGTTCCACGCCCATTAGGCGACAAACTGATAGCTAGACCCGTAGAAGAGACCAACAAGCAAGGGATGTTGATTATCCCACCTAATTACCGCCAAGACCTTCGTACGCACTTTAGATGTGTAGTAGTGGGTTCTGGTCCTAAATCTGAATCTATTGCCCCTGTAGGAAGCATAATCCATGTTTCTGAGTCATGGGGAGAGAAATTTATTTATCAAGGTAATCAGTTCATCTGTGGTCGTTTACGAGACATCAATGGTGTAATAAGCGGAGAGGCATTGACAATACCTGAGCATCTCCTAAGTTAGCCCTCGTCCCCCAACTTATAAAACATCATGGCCGTAAATACAGCATTCTCACCAAACCCAGACTTCGTAGCTCAAATCACAGGTTCTGGAGTAACAGCACCAGGTCAAGGTACAACAGGTTTAGCACCTACCTACGCATCATCTATTGAGCTTGCACCAACCCTGCAATTCTCTCGTTTCGTAGCAATTAACACGACTTCAGCAGTAGGCAATGCTACCATTACGGCAGCATACGTACCACAGGCAGGAGCTCGTTTAGTTATACAGATCAACAATGATGCTTCTGGCGCACGTACAATTACCTTTTCAACAGGTTTCCGTGCTACAGGAACAGTCACAGGAACAGCTTCTAAGGCTATTCTAGTTACATTCTGTTCAGACGGAACAACTTGGAATGAAGCAAGTCGTACNACAGCACTATAATTTGTTCTCATAGTTCCTCATAACTAAGCACTTGACTTAATCGTCAGGTGCTTTTTTTATGCCCACAGACGAACAGAGGATAACCAGCGTAAGCTGACCCGATCATTTGTCGAACAATAGTGTTCGATGATCGATCCCGTACGGGACAACCGAGGAGCGAACGTACAACCAACGTACGGCTTCNGCCGTGCATTAACTCAATAATTCCTTACTCTCATGGCTGGTGCAATATTCTCACTACCTCCCCATTACGAGACGGCGTTCGATGATAACTGGCGCGAAATTATGGCGCAGCAAACCGATCACCGCCTTGCAGGGATGTATATGTCCGACAATGTAAACGGTAATCAAAAACGCTACGATCAGATTGGTGACCAATCTTATGCAATGCGTCAGATTACAGCTCGTGCTCAAAAGAGCGAACCTTCCGATATTCCAACATTNTTCCGTTGGGTACGTCCTCGTCCTTATGACAAGACGACATGGATCGACTACTTTGATCATATCCTCCTTGGTCAGCTTCCTGACCCACAAAGCCCAACAGCTAAACAACACGCTATTGCGGCTAACCGTCAAAAAGACATCATTGCTATCAATGCTCTCTTAGGTACTAACTACACTGGTGCACAAGGAACAACAGCTACAACGCTGCCATCCTCGCAAACAGTTGGCGTAACCTACGGTTCAGGATCTGCTAACTCAGGTCTACAACTTGCTAAGTTAACACAGGCTTCATACATTCTTGACTCAAATGACGTCAAAGAAGAAGGCCGTGTATTCGTATACGCAGCAAAAGAATTAAACAACTTAATCACAAACGTAGATCAAGTTAACTCAGTTCTTTATAATGACGTACGCGCTCTCCGCGATGGAACAATCCGTGATTTCATGGGCTTCCATTTTGTACGTACCCAGTTGGTTCCTTTCCAATCTGGTTCATCCACAATCCGTACCTGCGTTGCTTACCAAAAAGATTTCCTCTTAATGGGCATCGGCGAAGATGTACGCACACACATCGACATTCTACCAATGCAAAGTCATGCAATCCAAGTTCGCACTGCGCTCTTAATGGATGCGACTCGTATGGAAGAAAAGGGTGTAGTCCAAGTAAATTGCGACGAATCCGTTTAACCCTTAACATAGGAGATAACTAACATGGCTATCTGGTACACAGACGTAGCAACAAATCAGCAACAAGGCGTAAACTTCCCAGGCCAATCAGGTCTTGG